CGCTTGTTCTTGCTCATTACGCATTTTAGTGTACTTCTCTAAGAGGACAGGATCTTCCTGTACATTTTTCAAAGCAAGTTTTTTGTTTGCATAATCCAAGCGTTCTGCAGGAGTTTTATCACGAAGCGAAAACTCTTCAGCCTTGAATGTTATTGTCGGAAGTTGAGCAAGGGTAGTAACGTCAGAACCGTATAATGCACGAATTTCTTCACCCGCCTCTTGCATGGCACGACCAGTAACATCAATGTCTTTACCCAACACAGCACCAACAAGAGTACGTCCAGTGCCTGTATCCATTCCTTCTGGGATACGGTAGTCGGTAGCAAATGTTTTTGGCGCACCAGCAGCAGCAATAGCATAGTCATCAAGAGTTGCCAGTGGTGCATCTAAGCTGGCTCTATCAAAATACTGCATGATATCATAACCAGCATCTTTAGCCTTCTGTAACTCATCAATTCTCTGGTTAAAGGCTTCTACGCTACCACGCTCTTTTAGTAGACCACCTGCATAGGCAATGGCTCTTTCTGCGTTGGCGTCACCTCCCAATACAGCGTAAGCACGTTCCAGTGCTTCTCTGTTTTCTTCGATTTCTTCGCGGCGTTTGTCTTGATCTTTGATTGCACGTTGTACTTGAAAGTCTTTCAGCTTATCTACACGTGTATTAATGCGTTCAATACTGTCTTTAAGGGCTTTGTTAGCTTCTGTAGCAAAACCTGTAACAAAACCTTCACCAAATGAACCTAAATTAAGAAATGACATATCAAGAACCTCTGGACATTATGCCGCCTACACGTTCTTCGGCAGCTTTTTTCATGCTATCAATAACAGGTTGTGCATCAGAAGGTTCAGTAGTTTCTTCTTCCCCTTCCATTTCTTCTTCTTTAAATTTAGTTACAGCAAGATCAACCAGAGAACTGCGTGTTACTTTATCTTTTTCAAGACCACTTGTATATTTAATACCGGCAGTATCGCCAATCAACATAATTAGTTCAACAAGTACAGGCAGGATCAACATACCTACATCAACACTATGTTTACCCTCCATGACACTACCTAGTTGCATTGTGTTGGCAATGGTAGTTACAGGTATTCCCATCTCCATCACATCTAAAAGTTGTGCCGACACTTCTTCCGACTGAAGTCGAGGAAGATAATAGTCCAACGCTTCTTCTACCGTTGTATACTGTGCAGGTTGTTGCCAAGGACGTGAGCCAAGTTCAGCAGTTAATGATTGACCCGGAATAGGTGCATCAAGTTTAGGTTGCATCATTATGTCAGCCATTCTTAATTTCCTCACGTTTCTTTTGAATTGTTTCAATATAAGAAGCTATACGTCTTGAAGGTTGCAATATGTCATCATCATTTGCATTCGCCACCCGTTTTTTTGGTGGACCCATCAGAGTATTTTTAGACGCAGGAGTTTCTTCTGGCATATTTTTCATAGCCAGTGAAAAGTTTTGATGTAATATAGGTGTAGGATTAGTTATCATAATTTTTTACCCAAACTCAATAAATGCACTACCAAGTGTGCCAATCAAACCGCCTAATGCACTACCAGCCGCAGAACTACTTGCTGCCTTTGTTGCCGCTGCTTGCGCATCAGCACTAAGTTGTGCAACAGCTAAGTTATTTAAACGATCAAGTTCATTATCTGCTGCTTCCCAAGCATACTCCATGCTATCAGCATAATATTGCCACAGATTGTCATAGGCAGTTTTACTAATATCCAAGATAGCGGAAGCATTAAGTTCGTTAGCACGATTGACAGCAGCAGTATCAGCAGTAGCAATCTGTCTACGCCATTGTGCATTTGATTGTGCAATCACAAGCTGGTTCTGTGCATTGAACTGGTCACGCTGATTATTCATCTCAGCATTAAACCGCTCCACTGTATTAGCCTGACCAGCATTAAACTGTGCCTGTGAATTAGCCTGTGTAGCATTGAACTGAGACACTTGCGTAGCAAGGTTAGCAAAGAACTGGTCAACTTGATTTTGACTAGAAGCATTAAACTGACGTGCAGCATTAGCTGCTGCCTGATCTGTAAACAATGATTGAGTACGCTGCTGTGCCTTAAACAGTTCAGTCTGCTGCTGATTACTAAGATTTGCCATATCCATCTGCAAGAAGGACTGTGCGTTATTTACAGCAGCTTGCTGACGGTTATTCAGGTTCTGTGTATCCATCTGTGCTAATGCGCTGGCTTCTGCCATAACCATTGCCTGACGGTTAGACAGATTATTCAAGTTCATTGTATTTGCAGCGCGAGAGTTCTCAAGTTGTACCTGCTGCTCTGCAGTGAAGTTCATGTTTGCAATGTCACTAATCCTAGCGGCATTTTGAACACGAACCTGAAATGCTTGGTCAAACTCTTGACCCATAAAGGTAGCACGTTGCTGTGCAGCCAGCATTGCACGTTGTTGTCTATTAGACAGATTCTGTGCTTCAAACTGTGCAGTTGTAGCAGCATCTGCCTGTGCAATAGGAAGAGCAGCCTCAAGCGTGGCCTGAACAATTGCCTGACCAGCGAGGCTACTTGCGCCTAGTCCACGTGCAGCCATCTGTGCTGTAGCATTACGCATAGCACCAGCAGCCCATGCAGGTGGATTGGCAGCATCAAAGTTAGCAGTAAGAGAAGCAAGCTGACCTTGTACGGTAGCTTGTGTAGATGGTGTAGCTTCTGCTGCTTGAATTTGTTCTGTAAACTGTGCAGCCTTAGTAGCGTCTGCCGCTGCACCACTGATAAGTTCACCCTGCTGAATTTCACGTTGGACAGGATTATCTATTAGTGTAGCATTTCCTTGCGCTGCTGTCAAGTCCCCCACACTGGATGCTGTTTGCTGGGCCGCTGTGACCTGCGCACGGGGGTCTACAGTACCTTGTGCTGCCTGTGTAGCATTCATAGCTGCATCAACGGCTGGTGCGGCTTGTGCAGCTTCCATGATATTTGCTTGCTGTTCTTGTGGGGCAGCAGCTTGTTGTGTTGCAGCCATAGCTGTAGGCACTGCAACTGCACCAGTCACTGTACCAGCACCGGGTTGTACATACTGCCCTGCTTCAGTAGGAGTAAGTGCTGCTTGTGTTACACCACCCGCTGGCAATCCCGGCTGGTACATACGTTGTACAGTAGATTCACCAATATTGTCTGGTGTTTCTGTTTGTGCAGCAGGTGTGTCTACTTGTTGTTGTTGTGTACCCTGTGCTACAGTACCAGTGTTTGGGTCATTAAAACCCGGTTGAATATAATTTGGATTGTTAGCAGGAAGAGTACCACCAGTCGGCGTGGCGACAAACTGTGCATTTGGTTGACCAGATACCATCGCACCGCCACTTCGCATCTTAACTACACCACCTTTAGCCATCTGCATTGCTTTAAATTGATACTGTTGCATCTGCTGTTGACGCATAGGGTCTTGAGCAAGGTAATCTTGAAAGCCCTGCATATTGCCTGAATAACCCATGGCACGTGCAATCTTCTCCATGCCACTAGGTTTAAATGCTTTGAACATTGCCATACCTTATTCCCTACTCAATACTTTGTCTAGCTTATCTTCAACACGATGCAATGCATCCATGACCTGCCTCATATCATCACGCAATTCAAACTTGGTTGCATAGTCTTCACGTGTCTTGTTCAGTAATATTTCAAGACGCTTGACTTCTTTAGCCATAGTAGTAACCCAAAAGCCACCACCTGCTATGACCAAGCCTAACAGTACATCAACGAGTTCAGCCATTTCCATTGCAAAACCCCTTATGCGTATGGGCTTGCGCCAAGCAGGTCAGCATTCCATGCAGCCTTGAGGCTTGCAATATCTGTTGCGGCATCAATAGCAGCAGCGGCAGGTGCGTCACGAAGACTGGTTTTCTTTGCAACTGATGCGGCTTTAGCCGAAGCATCATCCGCTTCCATTGCTTTCATGTACACAACATCTTCTGCTTCAAGCAGAGGTTTACGAACCTCACGTACCTTATCACGGAAGATTTCTTTTGCCGCTGTCATGTCTTCGCTGATTACAGAACCAGACAGTGACCATGCGCCACGAAAGTGACGGTCAGAAGGCATGGTAACATTTGCGGCATCTGCTTGATTACCATCCTTGTCTACGATATAAACTTCAGGCATCTCTAAACTCCTTTATGCTGCCATGTCTACGGCGACTTCTTCACTTATCTTCCACGCATTTCGCCATTCGCGTGTAGCTGGTAGCTGTTCTTTACGACAGATAACCATCTTGGGCTTGTTGCCCGTGTTCCAGTTGCGCCACACATCTTGTGGTACATCTTTCATAATTAAATACTCAATGGCTTCTTCTTCAGTCATTGCTGGCATTGGTTCTGTTGTGTGCAACAGGTAGCCACGAGTGTGCTTCTTAAAGTCAGGCTGGGCTTCATCTTTTGCCAGTTCGTGATACACCCACACAGGTGGTAGGATACCGCCCTGTAATGCACACGCCATCCAGTTAGGGTCAGGCACAAGTATCTTGGCGCACTCGTCCACGCTGTCTTCGTAGACAACACGGTAGTCTGATTGCACACCTTCAAGGTTTTGCTTTGCCCAGCCTAGCCTATCCCAGAGATGTGTGCCTTTAAACTCAGGTGTCTGCATTAGGCGAGGTCTCCGTGAATTACTTGCAGACAAATTTCCTGCTCTCGTGTCCCCGGACTTGCGTCTGTATTGTGATAGCGCATCCGAAACGCACTTGTTGTCATGCCGTTTCTGCCATCTGAAGCGTTAGTAAAACTTCCTGCACTTGGATGTCCCAAGCTACCAACACCCGCTGATTCCTGATGAGAACACATAGTTGCGGCATACACACTGTTACCCATACTGCTAGAAAAATTCTGACTATATTGTCCTGTGCCGTGGTCTGTCACGCTAGATACATTAAGCGAATCTGCGATAGTGTTAACGTTGGTGGCAACGTAGTTCATCCAAGACTTCGCACTACCATTGACCACATACTCCGTACCCACGCTTCCCGCTGTGGAGTGTTGGAGGTCATCTGCTACTATTGTTCCAGCCATTATGGTTTCTCCGGCCATACTACATCATCAAGTGATGTGTATGTGTTAGTTATGTCACGCAATGCTTGGCGATATGCAGTCTGCTCTGCGG